GATTGTGTGCCTTGGCTATTTACGATAATGAAGCCATTTTTAGCTAAATCTGCTACGGAATGACGCCAAATTGCGTAGTTTTCGCAATAAATTTCAAGGTTCGTTAAATCTTCTGCTTTAATATCGCCACGCTCTGAAAGTTGTTTAATTCGGCTTTTCCATTGGGTTTTAGCGATACCATCTAAAAAATCAGGGGTTTTATAGTTTCTTCTCTTACTCATACGTTTCCTTATTTTCAAAAAAATTGCTGTGCGTAAAAATTAAAGGGGGCGGGCGGTTCTTTAGGCTTGCCACTTTCTTTCAAAAACTCCCCCCACCTATTCAAATTGTCTTTTTGTAATCGTTTAATTTAAAGCAAAGTCCAAAGTTGGATTTTGTTCGAAATTTCTACCAGTCCAAATTTGGTCTGGTTCTTAACCGATCCAAATTTGGTTTGGTTCTTAACCGGCTCAAATTTGAGCTTTGTTCAACTGTGGTCCTATGACCATAACTCAACTGTGGATATATCACCATAATTCAGTTGTTTCGATATCGAAACGGTTCACTTCTTCGCACCAAATCCGCGTTGGTCTATCACTCGTGTTTTATAACTGTGACAATCACGACATAAAGGCTGATGATTGCTTGCTACCCAAAACAATGGATCGGCTTGTCCGTTCTCTACCGGCTTGATATGGTCTATCACTGTTGCCGGAGTATATTTGCCTTGCTCTAAGCACATCACGCAAAGAGGATGATGCTTTAAGTATTGCGTGCGGTATTTGCTCCACTTGTGGTCGTAACCGCGGGCGCTACTGCTTGGGCGGGTGTCCTTGGGCTTATGCGCCTCACATCGGCCTGACTTAACTTTGTTTCGGCAACCGGGAAAGGTGCAACGTCTTAACGGTTGGTATGGCATCGGTTACTAAATCCTTAGTAAACGCATGGCTCTCGATACACGTCCCACAAAGCAGAAATTGTCATCGGCGCCGGTTTAAGATTGGCTAAGTCGGTGACGGCTTCGCGGTTGGTGTAAAGGTAAGCGATATACATTAAGCAACCGACCTTAATCGCCGGGGTAAAGGGAACAGTTTGCTCCGTCTCTTCCTCGCCAAAGGTTTTGCCGATATGCTTGCGACAGACTTCCAATGCGGTGCTCTTGTAGGCTTCCAATAATTCATCGTCCAAATCATGATCGAGATTTAAATGCCGTTTGATTTCCTCAAGATTCAAATCAATATTCGCCATGCGCTTCTCCTTCCTTACACATCAACTGCAATTCTCGATGCGCTTCCATGCTGTCAATCACCGAATAAATATCAAATAGGCGATTACCGTATTTCACCCGCATATTGCGCGTGACGCCTTCAAGGTAGCGAATACGAATGCGGATAATGTTTTCCCCCATTTGGAACGGGCCGCTAAAATATTCTCTCCCTTGTAACGGTTCTACACTGGCGCGCACGGTCGCAACATTTTTCCAAACGGGCTTATTCTCGCCGTATTGGTTGTTTTCCCGCTCGCGTTTATAGTTTCGTTCTTGGAGGGTGATCGCCTTGTTGTACTTGCCGGCTTTAATCATGATTGCCATCGGTCGCCCCCTGTTCTTGTTTATCTCCGCGTTTGACTTCTACGGTTTGTTTCCATGCTTGGCTAAATTCTTCTCCACCCTCATAAGGCGGTAAACCTTCACGGCGGCGAACTTCATTCGGGCACATTACACCGGCTTTAATTGCCACATCGTAACTCTTAAAGCGTTCGCTTTGACTGGTGCGCAATAAGTCGCTGGTATCAAATTCAATTAAGTAACGTTTCTTGCTGTTGCTGCCTAAATCAATCATCAAGGCATCTTTTAGCTGCTGTTCAAAATTGGTTAGCCAAGGGCGCAAGGTTTGCGATAAAAAGGCTCGACTGGCTTCACTAAAGTTTGAATAACTGCTATTGGAATAGTCTTGAAGGAAAATCGGGCTAATGTTGTAGATTCTGGCAATATCGGAAATTGTGAACGTACGGC